CGTTAGATTGTGATTGTGCTTGAATATTTTGCATTTGAAGCTGTTGATCTCTTTGTTGTTTCTTTTTTCTTCTTATTTTTAGCATTTGATTTGCTAATTTTATATTTTTATAATCTCTAAGATCAATAGCATCTTCAAGTTCTATTGTTTTTTGCTGCAAAGCCATTTGAATATTATTTTCAAGTTTTTGCCTTTCTTCTTCATCTGGATTTAAACTTAAAAATATACCAAAATCATACAAATGTAATTGTGATACTTCTTTTAAAGTAGCAACATTATTAACACCTATAGCTTGTATAAAAGCATCTTTAGTTGGTGAATACTCTATAATGTCTGATATTCTAAGTGATAAACACTCAGCTGTTTCTGCTGTTAAAAATAATCCAGCTTGAAGTATATGCCTAGTTGCTGTATTAGAATTTGCAGCTGCTAACTTTTGAACACCTACCAATGCGTTTTTATCTGGAGTACTACCGTCTCTTGCTTCGTTTAATCCAGTTACATCTCTTATCATTTGCAAGTAATAATTGTAATTACCAATAAGAGCTTGCATTTTATTTCCACCAGATCCAGTTTGGAAAAACATATTTAATGCTTCTTGTGGATTATAGTTTGTACCATTACCTAAATCTATTTCAGCTAAACCATCAGCATCTAAATAAACACCATCAGGAGTCATTCTAGACATTACTTGTTGAAGCTTTAAATGAGTTAATTGAATCATGTCAGCAAAACCTGTTATACGTTTTACTAATGAGTCAATTCTACCATCATAAATTCTAGGTGCAACAATGCTATAGTTCATTTTTACTTTAGTAAAATCACTTTTAGGACGCATCATATTTTTAGACATTTCCCATTTAAGTAATCTGTCAGTACCAAGTATCATAGCGCCATCATACAAACACTCTATAGATCTTAGCATTTTAGTAAAACCGCCTTCCATGTTTTCAGGTGGGTCAAATGAATCATCTTTAGGTATGATTTTATCTGCACCTGTTCCAGTTTCTTTTACTTTGTAAACTTCATTCATATATGTTTTATAGTTGAAATATAAAACTTGAATAGTATTATTATCTTCTTTGTCTACTGAATACCTAGCGTTATAATTACTTCTGTTATAACTTTTATTTTTCATTATATCTTCAAGATCGCCTTGTGTTAAATGAGGAAATTGTTTAGCTAGTTCATTTACTGGTATACTTTTAACTTCACCAACATAGTATATATCTTCAAAATAAGGTGAATCAGTATGAGAATACACAAGATTAGCTGGATCTACATAATCTATAACAACACCTTCAGAAGTATTAAAAGAAGTTTTAACAGCGCCAATACCAAGAACTGTTAAATCATAATAAAATCTTTTCTTTATTAGCTCATAGTTACTACCTTCAAACAAAGTGGTTAAAGCTTGTTCTTCTGCTATTTCAACAGATTGTTTGTAAGTTAACTGCATATATAACTCTGCTTCTTCCATTGTTTCTGGAAGCTCAACATCAGAAGAAGATTCTGATATATCCATCCCAAACGAAGCGGCAATATCATTTATTTTTTTATACTTTATATCAGACATCATGGCTTCGGCAAACTTAGTTCTTCTTTGCACACCATGCACATCTTGTGAATATGCTTTTATATCGTACATTCTGTCTGCCATACCGTTAACAACAATATCTACAAATTTAGATATAATTGGAACTGGTTTCCAGTCTAAATTTAAATAGGACAAATCACCATTTATAGATAACTCATCCTTGTATTTTTGTATAGATTGCTCGCCTCTAGCGTACAACCTTAAATTATGAAAATTATTATGATTAGATCTATATCTGTTAGTGTTTCTATCATTATTAAACCACTCTTGCTCTATAGCTTTACCTACTTTTAAACCGTAATCATAGCTTATTTTTTCAGCATCGCTTACCGCTTGACTAGGAAAATAACTTTTAACGCTAGAATATGCCATATTTATTATTTGATTATTTGTGAATTAGCTCCAGTATTACTATACTTGGAAATACTTATGTTTAATTTAGGTTTTTCAACCTTAGCGTTTGGCATGTATAAATGTCTGT